AAGGTGCTCGTGGGTGACGCAGCCCTGGCTGGCATCTACGGCATCCGCGAGCAGGTGAACATTCGCAGCACGGTCGACGAGTACGCTCGGTTTGACCAGACCGCGTGGTACGCCACGATCCGCGTCGATTACAACTGGCACTCGCTGGGCGACACCAGCGAAGCTGGCCCAATGGTTGCACTCAAGACCACCGCCTGAGCTTAGGAGAACCTAGACGATGAACAGTTTCGAGATTTCTAAGTCGGTCACCAAGCTCGGCACGGCCGATACGGCGACCAACGCGACGCACCAGCACAGCATTGACACGCTGGGATTTGATTATGCGTCGATCGACGTGGTGTTTGAGGCAGTGGCCGCCGCTGGCACCAACTCCAGCGTGGCCGTCGCACTGAAGCTGCAGGAAGGCGACACGACCAGCAGCTACAGCGACATCACTGCTTTCGTTGGTGACGGCACTGGCGGCTTCACGATTCCGACGCCCAGCGATACCACCAGCTCAAATGTGGTTCGCTTTGATGTCGACATGCGTGGCCGCAAGCGGTACCTCAATGTCTACGCTACGCCGAATGTGGCCAGCGTGGTTGCCAGCAACGCTCGCCTGGGCAAGCCCGAAGAAGGCCCAACGAGTGCCAGCGGCAAGGGCGTGCTGGGTGCTGTCAGCGGCTAACGCTTGACACAGTAGCCACAATGTAAACAAGGACGACCGGGCGCGGAGGCCCATCTCCGGCCCGGTCGTCTTGTTTATGGAGACTGCTAAATGATCGTCAAAGTTGGCGAATCTCGGGTTGATGTCCGCGTCGAGGCTGTCATGTCTGTGCCTCGCCTGGGCTTTATGGACAACTTCTTTACATGGGCACAGGCACTCATGCCGCTGGGCATTCGGCCTACCAAGGTCACTGGTGCATTCTGGGGCCAGTGTTTGCAGCGTGTGCTGCAACAGTTCGCAGACGACTGCGAATACATCCTGACGATTGATTACGACACATTCTTCACCCAGGCAGACGTTGAGCATTTGCTGGCACTGGCGATGACTTTCCAGTGTGACGCGATCACTGGCCTGCAGACGAAACGCGAAGACGGGCGGCCGATGCTTACCATGCTCGACACGCTCGACAATCCGCCAGAAGACGCAAAGGTATCCGTGCCGCGTGAGTGGTTTTCCGCACCAGTTCGCCAGGTTGATACCGCCCATTTCGGCTGCACATTTATTTCGACGGCCGCACTCAAGCGGATGCCCAAGCCGTGGTTCCAGGGTTTCCCAAACGACGACGGCGAGTGGGGCGACGGCCGAATCGACGACGATATTTTTTTCTGGCGGCAGTTTAAGGCCGCTGGGAATCGGCTGTTTGTTTCTCCGCGTGTGATTCTCGGCCACGGCGAGTACATGGTGACGTGGCCAGGCGAGCAGCTGGCCAAACCGGTGCACCAGCACGCGACAGACTTCTGCGTAAACATGAGACCGCCGGAAGGCGTCTGGAGGGTAGACCAGTGATGCAGATAGAGTTTGTGAAGAGCTTTCGCGCGTACCGCAGAGGGCAGACAGCACAGCTGGGCGACGGTGAAGCCAATCTGCTGATTGCTCGTGGCATCGCCGTGCCGCAGCCGCAACAGCAGCTGCTGGAAACCGCGACAGCTGAGCCAGAGGCACGCACCGCCACGGTAAAACGCAGGAGACGGAAACGCAGTGAGATACCGCAGCCTCACGACTGAGACCGCACCGGCCGTCGAGCCCGTCAGCGTCAGCGAAGCCAAGCAGCACTTGCGTGTCGACATCGACGACGACGACACCTACATCGGCTCGCTGATCACTGCGGCTCGCAAGTACGCCGAAGAATACCTCGACCGTGCCCTGGTCTCTCAGCAGCTGACGATGAGGCTAGATACGTTTCCGTATGAGTTCGAGCTGCCGCGGCCGCCGATGGCGACTAGCGGCACGCTCACAGCCACCGCGATCACCTATGCTCTTGATCCTGGCAGTGCCAGCACCGCGACGCCGGCGACCACCACGCTTTCGGCGACCAGCTATCGCGTCGACCGCGACGATACACCAGGCCGCATCCGCACCGTCTACAACGGTACCTGGCCCAGCCACCTTACCGACCCGAATGCCGTCACAGTGACCTGGTGGGCCGGCTACGGCTCAGCTGGCTCAGACGTGCCGCAAGCGATTCGCCACGCGATTCTGATGCTCGTAGCTCATCTCTACGAAAGTCGCCAGGCTGCAGTGGCCACAGGTGCCGTGCCGCAGGACGTGCCGTTTGGCGTCAAAGCATTACTCGACACCTGCAAGTGGGGCAGCTACGCATGATCTTGCCAGGCCAGCTGCGTGAGCGTGTAACCGTAGAGCAGCCAACACGCACGACTACAGACCTGGGCGAGTCTCAGCTCAGCTGGTCAACGTATGCGACACGCTGGGCAAGCGTCGAAGGCGTCAGCAGCCGCGAGGCCCTGCAGTTTGGCCAGCAGCAGGTGGAAATCACGCACAAAGTGCGCATGCGATATCTGGATGGGCTCACGTCACAAATGCGGCTTCAATGGCGAAGCCGCACGCTCGACGTTGTGAGTGTTCTGGAATATGGAAACCGCAGCGAACACGTTCTGATTTGCCAGGAACAGGTTGCCTAATGGGCGTGGAAGTTGACATCGAGCTGCCGACGCTCAAAGAGCTGCAGGACGCATTCAAGTCGCTGCCAAACAACATAGCTGCCAAGCATATGGCGGCAGCTCTTGGCCGTGCCATCGACCCGACATACAAGCTGATCCGCAAACTGACGCCTCGCGGCCCGACCGGCAACTTGAAAAAGGCCGTCAAGAAAAAGACCAAGCGATACGTGCGTGATGGTGCTGGCGTTGCTGTGGCAGGCTACACAAAGCCACCACGCGGAAAGATTGATTCCGACCGCAAAAGCAATGAGCGAGGGTTCCACGCACACTTTGTGGAAAAGGGAACCAAAGATCGAAAGACCAAAGGCCGTGTTGCTTCTTCATTTTCACAGCGACCATTCTCCGTTGTAAGACGCAAAAACGGAGCACTAATCACAAAGCCTAAGCCGCCAAAGGGCTTTCTCAAAGGCACTTCGCTTGGCCAGCAGGTTGATCTTGGCAAAATGCCTGTTGGCGGTAAGGCAGGCATTCCACCTATCGAGACCGCATACGCACGACAGAAAAGCCAGATAAAGACCGACACCATTAAGGAAATGGCTGCAGGTATTCTTAAGGCAACAAAAGAAATGGCCAGGCCGTTTCGCGGCGGAAAGGCTCGGTGATGGCAGTTCGCTACCCAGACAAAAACGTCAGAAACGCTCTCATATCCGACGCCAGCGTGACGCAGTATGTGGGCCATCGTGTCTTTAACCAATATGCGACGCCAGAAACACCGCTGCCGTTTATCGTGACCAGACGCACCGCCACTGAGCGTGAGCAGGCATTTACAGTGCCGGTAGGCGTGCCGCGTCTAACTCTGAACCTTGTCTGCTACGCGGCTACATTCGAGGTTGCCAGAGAGTTGGCGGATGCCGTGCGGCGTTGTCTGGATGGATTCGGTGGCTATTTCGACAATACACAGGTAAAGCAAGTCGCAGTCGAAGAAGAACGCGACGAGCTCGTGCAACTCGCAGGCAGCGAAAAACCGCCAGCGTTTGCAGTCGAAATGGATTTGGATATCTGGTGGCAGGAGACATAAAGCATGGCGACTACGCCACATGATTCGCCGGGAACTAGTCTCGTCTTTGACGGCACCACGTTCACGGTCACCAATCTCACGCTGAACTACAACGATGTCCGCGAGCGAATCGACATCAGTCACCTGGGCCAGACCACAGGTGAGCAGCTTGCCAGCCAAGACGCTCCGCTTGTCGGCACAGTCGACGACACTGGCGTCGAAATCAGCTTTGACTACATCGGCACCACTGAGCTGGAAGGCAGCACAAGCGGCACGCTCACCATTGCTGGTGGATTGTCTCTTTCGCGTGCTGCAACTGTTGCAAGCTCAAACGTGACGTTGGCAGTCAACGATGTGATTCGCGGCAGTGCTACCCTGCGAGTCGCAGCCAGCTAGCTGCGGGAGGAACCCGTGGCAACAGTATCGCAAGGCATTACGTTTTCATTTGACGGCTCGCCAGCCAGCGAGATCAGGAATCTTTCCTGGTCCGTTGGCGGAGGCTACACGATGGCCAGAGACTCTGCATACATGGCAGAGGCCGGAAGCGTCACGCTTGAATCTCTAGGCGGAATCAGCACGAACCTGTGGGGGACTGCAGGGTCTTTGGTTATTACCGGCGGCGGCATGGCCTTGACAGTTGATGCA